GCAGTGATGTTTGCGCCGTTAATAATTTGTGAGGTAGATTGCCGGGTATAGCCAGCCATTATCGTCTCCCTGCGATAGTGAACTCAAAGACGATGCCCTGAATGGAGTAGGGGGCAAAGTCGCCTGAGGTTACATAGGTTATTTGTACGGAGTTCCCGCTACCTTCGATGGCAGTGTTGAGAATAGGCTTCTCAGATCCACCATAGGTAACTAGGGCTGCGTTATAATCGATCCCCGGGACACGGTATTGTACCGGCTGCCCTCGGCTCTCTTCGGTGTAAGAGGACGGGTTAGATACTTCTGGGGAATACCAGTCATATATTACCGCAATATTCATTTCGAGTGGACCTTCGGCCCGGATGAATGTGTTGACCTTTCGCATGATCTTTCGGACTTCAGTGTCACCAAAATCAAAGAAGGGTGTAGAATAAACCGCTAGGATAGGCTCTCCAGCAAATGTGTTACCACTCTCTTGCTGGTACACCTTACCGTCATAGTCTCCGTGAAAGACAAACTCAGAGCCGCTTATATATCCCGAGGTGGTACATGCCGCCCTGATACCGAGAAGCTCACCAAACTCCCAGCCAAGACGTTGGTCAGAGGTTCTTAGTCCTCCTATGATACCAAAGGCATCTGCCAAGGAGGTAGTCGGCTCTGATATGAAGTAACGGAGTTGGGATTTGTTTCGGATCACACAACCACACAAGTTCTTCAAGTTATATTCGGAAGGCAACTGAGAGATTGTAGTCTGTATACGCTTGGAGATTGTCTCTAGCTCAACGTCACCAATACGAGAGGTACCGGCCACAGGGCGTAGGCCGTCCGGGGCCAAGAAGACTAGGTCACCGCCCAACTCCAGTACACTGTCTCGAGCCACACACCCCACGTTAGCTGTAACCTGTTCGAGTAAGAACGGAACATTAACGTCGGAATTGGTTATGGCCTTCTTGATGGCATTCTCGCCAAAAACAAACAGGTTGTCTCGGAAGGGTTTAAATTGGACTAGATCAAACCCGATTGGAAGTTGTCCTGCGCCCCCCGCTGCCGTCCAGTCAAATTCATCTCTAGGGGATGAATAGGCTATATTAGATGCGTCTGTCTTATCGCCACCAAGCCATAGATGGTTTTCATATACCTCTACTACCTCAGGTGCGCCAAAACACATAACACCGCCGGGGCTGGCAGAAGTACCTGCACCAGAGGGGGATATAGACTTCCAGTTTATTCCATCGAAAACTACAGCGTTGTTCACACCATCGACGAAACATATCTTGTTACCGTCACCGAAGTTAAACTGGGCAGACCTAATCCTGAATACTTCAGTAGCGAATGGCTGAGACCGGGTGTAGTGATTAAGTCCGGTAGTATATTCCTGCCAGCCTACTAGGGTTACGAAGCGGAAGAACTTATACTCGTGGTTGTCTATGATTACGACATCGTCTGCTTCGGCTGCCGTATTTAGGGTAATAGCATTGTTACTGATATCGATAGTGTACTGGGATCGAGCCAACTCACTGCCATTGAGATATACTCCCAACGAAACAGAGTTAGTGACGGATAGAGTTCTGCCATTGGAGTCCACTCCACTGAATACAGACCTAGTTGTACTCACACTATATTCAAATGGACGGTCTTTTCTCGATGCGAGTAGGTCTTCTCGTAACAGGTTATCGTCGTAGTAGATGGACAGGTTGAACACTCGTCCGTCTGATTCAGTTCCACCCACCGTAGAAATGCTATCACCTCCGTATGGAGAGAAGCCGTTAATACGACGATAGCCGCCGAAGAGAGACACCTCGTAGTTCACCAATCGAATGGCTACACCGGGGTCTTCTTCAGACAGCAATAGATGGTTTTGACTGGCGTCTAGGCCGCCTTGGGAGACGACCTTAAACGACTGGATTTTATCAGGCATTAGAAGCTAATCCGAGTGTCTTCTATTGAAGCGTACTTGTTCAATAGCAGGGTCTGCATCTCCTTGATTCCGCCCCGGAACTCTTGATCAGCAATACCTGCCATCTCCGAGTTATCTCGGAACAGGTACATATGATACATAGCTCCAGCAATTAGGACGTGATCGTAGGTAGTGGGAACACGAGTTTGATCTACGCCGTTGATCAGTTCTGCGTAGTTCAGGAAATATCGGAACCTAACTGTGTAGGCCTTATCGGGTGATGCAGAGATACCATAGCCGTTACCATGCAGCGGGAACACATAGTTAGGTAGACCTAGACCAGATGCTCCGGCATCTAAATCTGCATTACGCAGTCTGTCGTAGTAATAGTCACGAGAGACGAAATCTAGAGAAGTGGTTGTGTTGGTATTAACTCCATCATTGACGATGTAGAAGCTATTCCATTCAACCGACTTGAAATACTGAGGCCAACTATAATCTTCTTGGCCTACCGTAAGCGCCTGAGAGTGTTCCGCAGAGTTAAAAGGCCACTCAAATTCTGCGGCGTTTATCTTTGCAATCGAGGCACGAACTGCGTCTTTAGCCAACGCCTGTACGCCACGGGCACCAGCAAAGTCAGCGGCTTCAATCTCCACCTCATTTAAGCGGCGGAGTAAGGCATTTGTAAGACTGATGAAAGTGGATGGCATATTAAGCTCTCAATAAGGGATGGAGAGGCCCGAAGGCCTCCCCTAAAGTTTTAAGCTGTGTTGTAGTTAGCTGTGAAAATAGCTTCTGGGCGGAGTACCTTCCGACCGTAAAGCTGCATCCCACGGACGATGTCCGAGAATGTTTCTGGTGAGCGGAAGCTCTCTGTTTTCGCAAGCTGTTGTGCAGATGCGATAGCAGAATCGTGACCAGCTACGATAACACCGAAAGCGGTCTCTGAACCGGCTGCGGCTGTGGTATCTGGACCTGTGCCGACGTATGGAAGGTTGTTGGATTTGTAGACACGAAGCCCACGAACCAAGTTACCACCCATGCGACCGTTACGGATCTCATCTGTACCACCGAAGTCCCGATCAACGAATTTTGAATCTTCGTCCATCAAGAGCTCGATCATTACCGGGTCAAGGACGACCCAGCGACCGTCTTGGTCTACGTTGGCTTGATCCATCTTACGAGCAATGCGGTTAAGCAATGCCAGAGGAGATGTGATACCACCAGCGCCACCACCGGCTGCTACTGGGATAGACGTGACTTCTGCGCCACCACCCAAGTCAGAACCACCAAAGTCAGTGATGTCCAGCTTGTTTGCTGCCAAGAGTTCGTCTGCGTCTGCCGCTGTATCGGCTTTTGTGCCGTTAGCTGCGGTACGACGTGCCCACGAACCAGCACCACCGGACCAACCGGACAGGTAACCCAGAACTTCTGAGTCAAACGTGTCGGCCAGACGATATGCTGCACGGTCTGTTGCCAGATCCATGAAATTGACGTGGCTGTGTGCGGCCTCGATATCGTCGATTGCAAACTGGAAGTAGTTGGCTTGATCGACAACCATTGTGAAGTCTGCATCTGCGATATCTTGTGTAGCCAGAGTAGTACCACGAGCGTAAGAACTTACTGTAATTTCAGGCTCTTTTATAATACGCACCGAGTCACCGTATTGGCTAATCTCGCCTGTGTAATCAGTGTTAGTTACGTCTTCTACGACAGAAGTTTTGCGGAATTCCTTCATCACTTTTTGACTGTAAATTACAGGTGAGAAGTTTCCGTTGGGCAGGTTGGAATAACCTGATGCTTTTGCGAATGCCATTGTTTGTTCTCCTTCTAATGGCGATAACAAAAGTCACTAAGAGTGACTTGCTAAGGTCAGATAGAAGAACGAAGTAAGGGCAGAACTTGCTCTAGGGTGCGTTTCAGGCGCTAACCGTCCACGGGCCTACAGGCTCTGGTAGTCTTCGAGGTTCTTGCTTCTGTATTGGGGGTTGGTTGTGTAGAGGTAGACTTAATTCAGTGGCTCTACGTTGCCTTATAGATTGCGACTTATGCAATTCTTATGCCCTAGTATTATACCACCCTTAGGTGCATATAATCAAGGGGTGTGTTTATCGGGCACCGCCCGACATATCATACTGGAAGTCACCACGTTTGATGGATTCCAGAATAGCTGCCTCGTTCTTTTCATAGTCTGCCGAAGACATTTTGTTGACTTGGCTTTCTGAGAAACGGGCACGTCCACCAGATGCAGGGGCTGAACCGCTTGTGCGGCCTACAGACTTAGCTGCGTCGTTGCTGGTGGCTCGAGTTCGTTTGATACCTTTGTCCGCCTTGTACAGGTCAATTGCCCGTGCGGCAGATACAGGATCGTTAGCATTCTTATACAGAGCGTC